GTGAAGAAGAGCAAGTTCACCGAAGAACAGATCGCCTATGCGTTGAAGCAGGCCGAGCTGGGCACGCCGGTCGCGGAGGTCTGCCGCAAGATGGGAATCAGCGACGCGACGTTTTACATATATGGACTGCTCCCAATAGCAAACGGAGGTTGACGGACACGGAAGTCGATTGCGTACATATATCCGGCGTCAGGGCATCGCCCAGCGCCCAACTGGAATTCCGCACGTGCAGGCCTCAACAACTGGAAGACCTCAAGGGCCGTTATAAAAATCAGGTTCCCTGCTCGCCCGGATCGACCGGTGTGCCACTCGTCAATTCGTCAACGCATCGTTGGTGAAGTTGCTACCCTGCTTTCTGATACGACTGGCCGGTTGCGAGCATCGACCAGATTACGCGAGCCATCTTGTTCGCGATCGCAACAATGGCTCGATTAGCACCTCGTCTGGCTTTCAACGCGGGCGCCCAGGCGTGTTTCTTGTCATGTTTTGTTGGTGCGGTTCGGAGTACCGCGCGAGCACCGTGTATGAGCAAGGTGCGTACCTGCGCGCGATCGTGCGCGACGCCCTGAATCTCGCCGGCGCGTCGATGGCGGTCGAGGACGTCTACGGCAGGGGCAAGGCGGCGCTACAGCAGCGCGTCGAGGACGAGGTAAAGGCGAACGCCGCGAAGGTCGGAATCAGTGTCGAGAAGGTCTATTTCGTGAATCAGATGCGCCTCCCCGAGCAGGTCATGAACTCGATCAGCGGGAAGATCGCAGCGACGCAGATCGCGCAGCAGAAGGAGAACGAACTGCGTGCAGCCGAGGCGGACGCGGCAAAGCAAGTCGCGATCGCCAAGGGCGAGGCCGAAGCGCTCGAGGTGAAAGCGAAAGCACTACGCGAGAACAGCCAGATCCTGCAACAGATGGCGATCGAGAAATGGGACGGCAAGCTCCCCCAGTACGCGCGCCGCGTGGTGGGCTGGACGTCGGCAATGTCCATTTGAGCGAGTTCTGAAATCCGCCCGCCAGTGAAGAGGCCCAGCATGGGAAGCCAGAAATCGGCAGGACGCTCAGCTTGGCTCAGAAGCGTAGGCTGAAAAATCCGCTTGAGCTCGTCTTCCGTAAAAGCCTTGTAGCCGTTGGCAACTGCGGATTTCTTGGCGTCTGCCTTGAAAAAAATCTTGTGCCCACGGCTCACCAGTTGCTGACCTTCGGGAATGACACCAGTTGTCTGCGCGAGTTCAAACAGGCCACTGATCGCCGCCAGATACTTTTGCTGAATGGTTTTGGCGGTGATCCCCTCGTCCAGCAGATCGTCAATGAAGTCGGCTACGTCCGCACGGGTCACGCTGTGGACGGGAATGTGCTTTTTCTTCTTCCGAGTCTCAAGCCACTCCACGAACTTGCTGTGATAGTTGCCATACTCGTAAAGGGTCTTGGCAGCCAGCTTGTTCCGCTTACGTGTGGCGAACCTCGGAACCATCTCCTGAATGGTGGTGCCGCCCGCTTCCGTGGTGGCGAGCTGCGGCGCTGCGGGCAGTGAGGTAGGAACAGGGGCTGCCTGCGCAGGCTGGGGGTTGTTGGTGATCAGCGCAGCGAGTGCTTCGGGCGACAGGTTCAGCGTTTTGAGAATTTGGACCGCGCGGCCCATGTCGTCGTCGCTGTTGACGTTGCGAATGGCAAAGCCGCCCGGCACAACTCAATGTCCAGCTTGCGGGTGTCTGGTGCCGCTGTGGGCGGGGCCAGCAGGTCATTCACTGTTTCCAATGACAACCCGGCCACTTCCGCCAACTGCTGGCGATCCATTCGGTGCAGCAGGTTCAGAAGGAAATCACTATCGGGGCCTTGGCCTGCAATGCCTTCTGCCGTGTTGAGATAGTCCAAGGCCATGTCCCTCTGCTGCTTCTGTTTGTGAACGGCCATTATCCCGGGAAAGGCATAGGGCCTTGAAGCGTGCTTCTTGGGGGTTCTTGGTGCGCAAGGAGATCCGTTTCTCCTTGGTGGCGCCCGCCGTCCTGAAGGTCAGGCGGAAGTAGAAGACGCCGTGGCGCGATTTGGCGAGGTGCGAAGGCAGTTGCAAGGTGGTGATCCACAAAAAGTGGGACACCGGTCTGGGACACCTGTCGCGTGAACCAAAGAAAAAAGCCCTTGAAGAATCAAGGGCTTAGATATTCCTGGCGGAGAGAGGGGGATTCGAACCCCCTCACGAGCTAGGCACCGCGCGGGTTTCCGGCCGGAAGCGTACCAAAAACGGACCAACCCGCGCGGCCCTCAATCGCGGCCCGTAGCGCCGCCCGCGTCCTTCCCTGCCCCTTACCCCTCGCCATCGTCGCCGGCCCCGCCTGGGCCGATTCTGGCCCAAATTGCGGGAGCAAACTTACGCCAGGTGTATTCCCTTCTTCAATCGATGCGGCGGTTCGTGACGGCTCGCGACGGTTCGTGTCCGTTCGCGGCGGTTGGTGGCGGCTTAACCGTCCATCGGGGGCCGGCTCCCTGTTGCTCCCTGGTGATCGTCCGGCGCTAGGTTAAATTGGACCTGGGAAACCCGGCTCCAAAATAACCGACGTGCCGGATACGACCATTGGTCGTATACTAGCGCACATACTGGATGCGACCATTGGTCGTAATGTAGGGACTCAGGGCAAGGCATCCCGCCGAGCCGGAACGGGGAACAAAAATGGACATCGAACTACACACCGACATCCTTTACGCATATCTCGTGCGCCTGTCATTCGGCGATCTGCAACAAATCGTCGACGCCGAGCGCAACGCATGGCACGCACAGGCGAACTACGGCACGAGCGGGCAAACTGCCGAGCAAAACGCGGCGCGCGAGGTCGTGCGCGCGGCGATTGGCCGAATGCTCGCGAGTGACCGGGCGAACGTCGAAACCATCATTCGCCGCAACATCGCGTAATGAAGCCGATCCCGGTTCCGCCGAACCCTGCTCAGGTGCGCGCCGCACGCGATGCGGCCGGCCTGACGCAGACGGCGGCCGGGGCATTGGTGCATGTCGACTTGCGCTCGTGGCAACGATGGGAATCCGGCGAGCGCACCATGCACGTCGCGTTTTGGGAATTGTTCTTGATTAAGACGGGGAAGGGGAAATGAAAGCGATTCGGATTTTTTATGGTGCACTGTGGCTGATTGGAATCGTCTATGTCGGCTCAATCGGGTATCGCGTGATTGCGCCGGTTGCGAAAACGGTCGTCGTCGCGCTGCATAATGCGACGTTGGACAATCGCGGGTTACATGACTGAGGGGATATGATGCGCACCGAATTTATTCAATGCGAGACGATCGAGCAGGCGCGCGAGGCGGCGCCGTGGGCGGCGGAAATCATCGAGGTCGAGGGAGGGTTTCGCGCCTTCGAATCGGTCGAGGATGCGCGTATCTGGCGCGAGCAAGTCTGACGCGCCGGGGCTTCGGCCCTGGGAATGCAAAGGCCCCGCGCGATGCGGGGCTTTGCTTTTGCGGTGATGCCAGTTATGCCGCGAAGATGCGGCGCAGGACGCCCGACGCGCCGGCACTATAGAGCGCCGCCGCAAAGACAAGCCGGACGACCCAGGTGACAGCGAAGTTAAGCATCGTCCGTCCTACCGTTTTTTGGATTCGATCCATCGCGCGCGTCTCCATCGCATCTACCAGGGCCGCAATATCCTCAGCCGTGAGCGTGCGACGACGCCGCTCAATTTGCGTCTCCATTTCATGCCCCTTTCCCCCGTAGCCGGCTCCCCGATAGGGAACCCGACAGAAGGCATTGTATGGGGACGGCGGGGCATTGTCTGTCAGATTTGCCCGGTTTTGATGTAGGCCGAACATCGGCGGTAAGCGTTACCCGCCAATGGTCGCGTACCTGATCTGGCAGATTGACCTTTGTCACGCGGAGCATTCGCCCCATAATCGCGGAGCCTGCTTTGCAGCAGGTAGATTGCCTCGGAATTCCGCGCTCACTCTCAGACGCGGATTTTGGCCCGCCGCGTGCGGGCCGCTTTTTTTATGCGGCCGGCTTTTTGGCGGGCGCCGGGGCCTTGCCGAAAACCTGGGTGAACGCTGTGGCCATCGCCTCGGATTTCGTCTCGCTTCCCTTGCTCGATCCGAAGTAGAACGAGACAACCTGCGTGGCGTTCGACGCGACATAGCCGATGACCGTGCCAATGAAGCCGGACACGAGCCCGACAACGGCGGCATTGTCAACGGGTAATTTGCCGGTCAGGACGGCGTAGGCGCCGAACAGGGCGCCGAACGAGACCCCCGCGAACGTGGCGAGCACGGCCACGCCGAGCCAGAACACGCGCATGTTCGCCGCGTTCGCCGCGCGCGCGTTTTGCAGGTCGCCGACATAGATTTCCTCTTCATGCACGGCCAATTGCGCGAGCGTCTCTTTGTCTTTGAAGCCCGCCTCGGCCATGCGCGCTTCGTAATCCTGATCGGCCTTGCGCAGCGTGAGCAGTTGCTCCGGGCTCGCGCCCGTGACACATTGCGCCACGGTGTTTTGTCGTTGCTCCATCGAGGCGCCCGCGTCCGGCGTCAGACCGAACGCCGCTTCGAGCGCGGCCACGGCGCCGCCGAGCAAGGGCGTGCCGGCCACCGTCGCGATGGTCGGCGCAACGCGTTCAAGCACATTCAATGCATCGGACCATGCCATGTCAACCCCCGTGATTGAACGCGATCAGGAAAAGGCGCTTGAACCATCCGCGCCCGTCGACCTGGAAATTCGGCGCGAGCATGTAGCGCATCGCGCGCGCGGTCAGAAGCAACGCGAGTTGCTCGTCGCTCATGCGATTGGCGGCGGCGAGCGTCACGGGGCCGACCACGCCGTCCGCGCTCACGCCGAGCGTGCGTTGCAGTATCACCCGCGCGATCGGTTGGCCCTGGTTGACGGCGCAATCGAACACGAACAGGCATAACGGCCACGGCATTTGGTCGCATGAGCACGCGCGCCAGTAGTCGGCCTCATAGAGCGCTTGCGCGCCGGTGAGCGTCATGTTCGCGATATCGGCGTTCGGATACGCGCGCTTGCTGATCCCATACTTTGTCTCGCCGCCTGGATCGGTCGGGTCGTTGACATAGCCCGCCTCGATGCCGACAACGAGCTCGAAAGCGCGTTCGAAGTTCTCCATGTCCGCTCCTACGAGTTGATAACGACCGCGCGCCGCATTCGGCCTGCACTTGCGTGGATCGTTGCGGTGATGTCGTCAAGCGACGCAGCGAGCGTCATCGGGTAAGACGCTTGGGCCGCAATGCTCGCCGTGACGTCATCGAGTGACGCGGCGAGTGTCATTGGGTAGTAGTCGCCCGCGACGAAACTCGCCGTCACGTCATCAAGCGTCGCGGCGAGCGTCGCGCTATCGTTTTGCTGCGCGGCGATGCTCGCCGTGACGTTATCGAGTGTCGCTTGCAGGTAGCCCGTCGGCGTGGGCGGCACAAGGTCCAGATTGACCGCGTTGTGTGCGGGCGCGCTATAGCTGCCACTGAACCGGAAATTGACCGCATCGTGTACGGGCGGTGTATAGCTCGGCATGGCTTACCCCGGCACGACTTGATCGTAAATGATGGCCTGATACGTCGTCGGATCGAACGCGATGACATAGACATCGGGCCAGTTCTCGCCGCACTTGATCGAGTAGGTGCCATCGCTCGCCGTCGTCGCCTGCCCGATGAATTCGCCCGTGGCCTTCGCGTAGGCGCGCACGAGCAATCCGCCTGTCGCGGTGCCGCTTACCGTGACGGTGCCCGAGACGGTTTTCGGGCCAGGGGTCGGCGCCTTCGCGCCGTGCTGCAACACGATCGGCGCAGGCGGGTTCTGTTGCGTACCCTCATAATTCTCGATGATTTTCTTGCCAGCCGGTACGAGGTAATTAAACGTCTGCGACGACGCTTGCGTCCAAGCGACGACCTGCGACTGAGGCACGAACCAATAGTTCGCCCATGTCGAGCCATCATCGCTGTATTGCACATAGAACGCGGTCGGCGATTGCGTCGTATACGAGCCGTCGTTGCGAGACGTAAGCGTGATCTGTTGAATATCCCACGTGTTACCCGCGCCGAAGTCGTAGGCAAGCCACGTCGGATTTGCCGCCGCGTTGGACGCCCACCATGTCGTCGTGCTCCCATCGAAGGCATTCGCAGCCGGATAACTCGCATTCGAGCTCGAAGCGGAAGCCGTGCCGGAACCGATGCGGTTCGTGCCATCCGACGTGGCGAGCTGCAACTCGGTGAGCGCCGTCACAACAGACGACAAGGCCGAGCCGCCATTATCGTAAATGAAGCCCAACCGCCAATAGCGATGCGCAGCCATGGCATCAACTCCAGGTGTTCGACGTTTCGACTATGATCTGCCCGCCATAACTAGACCATGTGCCCGACAGAGCAAAGGCCATATTGAGCGCGAGAAACGACTTGCCGGACAGATTGCCACTACCGTTGAACGTATCGCCATGACCGCACGGTTGACGGTGGCACGGCGCCCATAACCCTTTCAGGTAGCCGCGAATGCCGCCGCCATGATTAATCCATAGCGGCGAGAGCTCCAGAGCTGAATCTGGACCGTTCGGGTATGGCACGACGGCGAAAACGTCACCGATGCACGAATAGTTGTATGGTGTCACGCCGTAATTACTGCCTGCGCCCACGGCCAAGATAGATGCAAACTCGCCAATCGCTAGACTCCCACCCGTGCCGGTCCAATGGCGATCGACATATCGTCCACCAAAGTTTGTCGCGGACAACATCGTGCTCGATACGTTTGTAATGATGTTGAGCGAATCAGCTTGCGACGAACCCGAATTTTCCGCGTTCCTACCGATAATGACGGTGTTGTAGGTGTCCGCCGACTTATACGAGAAAATGTCGCCGAACGAAAACGCCATCGAATAGGACGGGTTTGTCAGATCACCCGTATCGACGAACAAGTGAAAGCATGTCGAATCGGCGACGCAATACCAGGGACGTGCGGTCGAATCCGCCGTCGTCGACTTACGGCAAATGACCCCAAACGAAGATTGCGCACTGGTCGGAAACGCCTGCGTGCCCGTGCCCAGCGCAGTCATGGCCTCATAGCCGCGCATACGCGCTTCGCGATACGTGCCCCCGCCAGGGCCGGAGTCGTCAACATCGAGGTAGTAACCGTTACTGCCCGTGCCTTGCTTGTAGTCGCGCTTGCTCGTGCCCGTGTAGGCGATCGTCCATCCTGCGGCGGCCTGCGTGCCGTAGCCGTTGACGAGGATCGCATCGAGCAGCGCGGCAAGCGAGCCCGTTTGGCCGGTCAGTGAAGGGGCCGAGGCATCGGTCGATTTATAGAGCGTCACTGCCATGTCTTTCCCCTTATGCGTTGCCAGCGTTGAACGTTGCGCTCGTGACGCTCACGGTCGCGCCCGAGGTAATCGAGGTCGTCGCAATCACGATCTCGGTGCCCGACGTGCCGACGCTCATATCCGCAACGAAAGTGCCGTCGCTCTTCGTGAGCCGAGCCCATACCGCCGTGCCGGTTGCCGCCGCCGTGTTCGATGCGATGGCGTTCAGTGTGAGCACGCCGCCCGATGACGCGGGCGCGAATGTCGCATTGCACGTGAGTTGCGCGAGTAACGTGTTTCCGCTTAACGCGCCGCCCGTCGCCGGACGCGTACCCGAATAGATGTTCAGTAGCGCGCTCGCGCCCGCCTGCGTCGTGATCGCGTCGAGCATGGCATTGCGCAGCGTCGTCGAAAGGCCGAGTGTCATGGTGAATGCTCCATCATGGGCGCGTGCCCGCAAACGTGAAGGCGATATCGGCGAGCGTCGTATCGGGCGTGGCCGGCGCGACGAGCGCGAGCAGGTCGCCCGAGGCAATGGCCGTCGATGAGGTAATCGAGACCGTTCCCGTCGCGCCGCTCGCGCTGAATACGATCGTGCCGACCGACGTGCCGTTTTGTTTGAGCGTGAAGGTCGTCGAGGCCGTCGCCGCCGTGCCTGCCTTCGCGCCGCCCGAGGCGCCGGCCGGCAATGTCCAGGCGCGCGGCGAATAGAACTGCCATACGGTTTCGCTCGCATTCGGCAGGCCTTCGATGTAGCCGCCTACGTCATAGACGGCCGCACTCGTCGCCGCCGCCGCTTGATTCGAGCGTTGATCGGTATAGCTCGTCGCGGTCGTCGTGCCCGTGACGATCGTATAGAGCGGAATCGCGCCGGCCGGAAAGCCCGTGGTGTTGACGCTTACCGCACCCGTCGACGCATTCGCATAGACATAGTTGGTCGTACTCGCCGTGAGCGTGAGCGTGCCGTTATTGATCTGCGCGCCGCCGTACCATCCGCCGTAGTAGCCCCATGTCAGGCCCGAGCATGCGGACGCATGACGCCCCCAAAGCATTGAAGGCGAGGCCGCGTCGAGCAGCGCGTTGACGACGGCTTCCTTATTGCTTTGATTCGTCGCGATCGTGTCGAGCAGGGTCGTACTGTTGGACATGGCTTTACCTCACGAGGCTCGTCGTCGCGGCATGGCCGAGCACGCCCTGATCCGAGTTTTGCGCCACCGAAAAGCCGATTGTGTTGCCGGCCGAAAACCCGTCCGCGCTGATCTGCGACGCCGTGTAGGTGTAGGCCGGCACGTTCGGCGCCGTGAAAGGCCCCGTGACAACGACCGTGCGCACAACGTTCGTGCCGTTGAGCACTTGCAATTGATACGACTCGCTAGACTCGTCGAGCGCCACGTCGGTTCCGTCGAGCCATTGCGCGTTGACGCGCGCGCGGCGAATCCACGAGAGCGAGATATCGGACGTGCTCGCCGCGCTCCCGTGGCCGGCCGTGAAGAGCGCAGGCGAAAGCGGCTTCACGCGGGCATTCGTGGGCGTGAGGTTTTGCACGGCACTCGGCGTGCCGCCGAACATGTTGAGCAGGAACGTCTCGAACGAAAGTTGCGTGCCGATATCCGTGAGTTGCAGCGGCATCGAGGCGATGCGCGTCGCGTCGAGCAGGACGAACGTATCGCCGGCCGCGTGCGTCGCCATCGCGTATTCGGTGCCGCCCCGACCGCGCAAGAAGCCCGACACGACGTAGGTATTCGCGGCAATCTGCGTCGCGTTACGGAAAAAGAAGAGCTCGCCGCCGAGGTAGGCCGCTTGCGTGCCGGCGAGGAAATTCGCGTAGCTGCACGATGCGAGCGTGCCCGACCATAGGATGACCGTGACGGCACTCAATTCATCGGGTTGATTGCCGCCGCGGAAATTGGCGAGCGCCGTTTGCGCATAGCCCATCGTGGCCGCGTTGCCCAGGTTCATAATCTGGCCGAACGCGCCGCCCGGCCGCGCCACGTCCACCGCGCAGCCGGGCCAATTCGAGGCCGCGCCGCATGCGCCCAGGTAGAGCCCTTGCGAGGTATCGGTGTTTTGCAAAGGCGGAATGTCCATCACGACGAGCAGGGTCGGCCCGCTATAGTCGATCTGTTGCGAGGCGAAGCCCGCCGCCGCGCCGGCCTGCACGTTATACGACGGCGATGGGTAGATGTCCGGCTCTTCGAGCGCGGCCGACCAGAGCAGCGAGCCCTGGCCGTCATACTGGCAACGCGTGATGCGCACCGCGTAGCTCTCGCCGTCGCCTTGCAGGGTCATCACGTCGCCCGGCTCGTATTGCAGATATTTGAGCCCGGTCGAGAACGAAAAGACCTTGCGGCCGATCCACGCTTCCCAGCCGAGCACTTGCGCGCGCATGAGCGCATCGCTTCCGGCGAGCACGATCGGCACTTGCATGACCGTGTCTTTGTTCGAGTTCGTGAGCTCGCGCGACCAACGTTGCGTGTTCGTGTTGTAGTCGCTATTGAGCTCCGGATATGTGAGCGAGAGCGAGCGCGGCATATCAACCTCTTGCGCGATCGTTTCATTGATCGGGTTCGTGTTGGCCGTGTCGCCGATCGATGGTGAAGCGCCCAGGTCGGCCCAGGCGAACGTCGCGGCCGGTTGCGCGCCGCGCTTGACGAATTTAATCAGGCCGTCCGTGTCGCACGCATCGAAGAAATACGTCCCCATCAGCGGCGTGAGGTTATTGCGCGTCGTCGAATGGTTCGTGATGCCGAAGCCCGTGACGGTATCGGTCAATTGCGACACGTCATACTCACCCGAGCTCATGCCGGCACGGTTGCACAGGTCCGCCACGATTTCATCGAGCGTCGTGAAGGTCTGCCCTTGCGAAACCCACATATAGCCGAGCTTGATCGTGTCGGTGTAGCCGACAGCCGAGAAAACAAAGAAGTTCGGATTGACGGCGACGAATGTATCCGGGAAGAAAGGCACGAGTCCGAGCGGCGTTGACGTGCCTTGCGACAGACGGATCAAGCGAACCTGACTGTCGGTGCCGATGCCGTAAATATGGTCATCGTCATAGACATAAGCCCTTTCGGGAGGAACCGGCCCAGGTGAGAAGGTCGCCACGGTCGCGAGCGTCTCGCGATCAAGGCGGTATAACGTCGCGCCGCTCAGGGCATAGACATAACTCGCGGTGCCACCAACGATCAGCCAGCTATCACCGGCGGGCGAAACGGCCGTCGCGAGCACCGTGCCGCCCGGATTCGTTGCCCCACCGGGCAAAGTCGCCGGAATGGCGATCTGCAAGCGATAGAGCGTCGTGCAGCCCGGATAGCCGGAGCCGATATAGAAGTCGTTGCCGTTGCGCCAGAAGTTGGATTCGGAGCCCGCCACGCCGAGATTAAGCGGCCCCGCGAGGCTCATGTCGTCATAGGTGCCGTCCGGATGCAGCCAGCCGGGCCATGTGTAAAGTCCTGGCACGTCCGAGTAGCCGCTCGGCATCGTAAAGCCACCTGACGACCAATTGACCGTACCTGTTTGCACCGCGCCATAGGCGTTGACGTTGACGACGATAACGTTGCTGCGTCCCCATGGATATGAATCGAAGCCCATCGCGATACCGCCCTGCGCGTCCAGGTGCGGCATCATATAAAGCCCCCCCGTGCCATTTGGGAATGTCGTGCTGAACGTCGTTGGAATCTTGTTAGTCGAGAGCGCGGCGGGCGCCGTGATGACTTCGAACGTAAAGGACGGCAGGTAATTGCCCCAGGTCGACAGGTCGAGCGAGTTGAACACGACATAGGCGAGCCCGCGATAGGCCGGCGTTGCATCGATGCCGAGCGCCGCTTGCATCGTCGGGTCCGGCTCCTGGGTCTCGTCGCCGGGGTAGACGGTGAAATTCGACACCATCTGGTTCGAACCGCTGATCGCCTGGAAGTTGGACGGGTTCGACACGTCATAGATCAGTTTGCCGTTGGCCCATATGCGGCGAACGCTCGTGATCGGCCCGGCGCATAGGCCGAGCGCAAACGACATATGCACCTTTTGCTGTTGCGGTCCCTTGCCGCCCGCGCCCTTGCCGGGGTCTTCGACATACGGTTGCCCGGCCCAGATCATGTTTCCCGAGACGCGATACATGCCATAGACGAGCGGAATCGCCTTGCCGTATGCGCTGTCCTGAATGCGAATATCGGCCGGGTTCGGGCCTTTCTGGCGAAAAATCATCGCCCCCGCGATGCCGCCGATCGTCCATCCGATCTCGGCGCCGATCATCGTGCCGACGCCAGGGACGGCCGTGCCGATAACGCCGCCGACGACGGCGCCCGCCGCCGACAGGACTAGCTGGCCCATTATTATTCGACCCCTGGCACGTGATAGGCCGCGACCACGCGCACGCGCATCGCCTCATCGAGCCGCGATTCGACGACCCGTCGATTCGGGATGTAGGCGTGAATGATATGCGTCGCGTCCGTCATGATGGCAATGTGAATCGGCGTCGAGCTCCAAGCGAAAAGCAGCACGTCGGCGCCTTGCGCCTCGTCGAGCGGCACGCGCTCCAAATGCGTTTCGAGCACCGGCCGCAAGCGCCCATCGGGGCGCCGTTCGTAGTCCGTAAAGTCCGCGTCCGACAGATCGAGCGCATGCGCTACGCACGCGAGCAGGCCGATGCAATCGACGCCGACGCCTTTCAGGCGCCCTTGATGCTGATACGGCGTGTCGAGCCACGAGCGCGCCTCGGCGACGAATTGCTCACGTGTCACGCTCATCTAGTCCCCCTGGGGTTTCAGAAGGATATCCGGCCCTGGAATGTAGGGCTCGCCGCGAAAATGCACGATGTTGTTATAGCGCGCGAAACACGTGCCGATGGTCCGATCGCAACCGGGCATGATCGAATAGGTATCACCCACGGCGATCGGATACGGCATCGCCATCGCGAGCGTAACGACCCCTGGCGAAAACATTTTGACTTCCATCGAGAAGCCCGCGTTTTGGCCGGTGAGCCAAGTCACTTTGCCGTAGGCGAAGTAACCGATGGTGTAGTCGTAATTGATGAAGACTTCCCATCCTGCGTCGGCGCCGCTGAACGTATAGAGCCCGGTCGAGCTCGCGGCATATTGCCCGTCGCCGGGACTGCCCGAGACGAGCGAGAGCGTATTGCCGAGCGAGTTCGTCACGCCCGCATCCGAGACGAACGCGCCGCCCGTGGGCGGGACGACCTGAATCGTATAGGGCGTATGCGTCGGAACCTTCTCGCCCTTCGTGTCGGTATAGGCCGAGACCGTGCCGACTTGCGTCAACGTCGGATCGTTCCAACTCACGGCGCTATTGAGCGTGAGCACCGAGCCCGTTACGGTGAGCGGGCCTCGGTCGACGGTGCATTTCGAGTCGCCGAAATTGGCCCGGCACGTGGGCGAATAGACATCGCCTTGCTCTTGTTGCAAGAGTTGCGCGAGCCCGCGCATTTCAGCCTTGTAGGCGCCGTTACTGATCGAGACCTGTCCGAGCGTGCCCGAACTCAGAATAACGGCGCCCTGCGTGAGGTCCGCATAGTTGACGAGCGAGCATTGCACGCGGGCAAAGTCCCATAGTCCCGATTCGAGACTTTCGGGCGTGATGCTCGCGCTATCGAAGATGGCTTGCACTTCGAGATTGGACGTCGACAGGTCGCTCGTCATGTCGATCTGCGAGTGCGTATAGCCGCCCGCAGCCTCGTAGGTGACGCCGCCGTAGACGATCGGCCGATCGAGGTCGGTGAAGCCGAATTGCGCGCCGTCCGTGCGCGTGACGAGCCAAAGCGTCGCAACGGTGAGCGTATTGCCGGCGAGGTGCGCGAGCAATGCGGCATTGATCGAGCGCATTACGGACGAACCTCGATGATCGGAATGGAGCCCCAATCGACGAGCAGGTCGCCGTTGGCGCCGTTTCGATCCATGACTTGCTTTTTCATTTCATCGGTATCGAACCGCGCGGGCACGTCGAATTGCCCGACCCAGGCGAGGGTATCGGTATCGAGTGGCGCGGGACTGATCGTGACGAGCCCGGTCGTGGAATCGAGCGAATAGCCGCTCGTGAGTTGAACGCCGTTTTTGTACACAACGACCGTGCCGACGACGGGCTTGGCAATGGTGCGCGTCTCGGAGAGCGTGCCCGTCGTGTACAGCTTGCCGAGTTGATAGATGCCCGCCGATTGCTTCGTGAGCATGCCGTTCGCCGTCGTGCAAGCGAAGTCGGTCCAATCCTTGATGCGAAATCGATACGCGCGGCCTTTTACCGCGCGAAAGAACGCATCGAGCGTTGCGGTATCGATCGCATTCATCGAGCGCCGGCCCACATCGAAGTGAATGCGCGCCTGCGTCCAGGCGACGATGCTGGAATCACGCCCCGAGTAGAGGGTATTGAGGACCGTCAAATAGGTTGGCCCCACCGTTGCGCCGAACGCGATATTGTCGGGAAAGCGCGGCGATTCGAGAAAGGTCGTCATTTACCCGTTCCTCGCCATGGCGATTTGTGCTTCGCGCATGATGGACGACGCCTGTTGTTGCGCCGATTGCCGCGTTGTGCCGGGCGGGACCGTGATATTCAGATTGAACATCTGCGACCTGCTACCGCTCGGCCTTTGCACTGCCGCATCATCCGTTTTGTGCAGCGCATGGTTTGGCATGATCGTGCCGGACTGCCCCGGCACGAAGAGCTCAGGCCCCGACTCGCCCACGATGTAAGGCGCTCCCGGCGAAACGGACCCGCCGCTCGCCGCAAACCCGCCACCCAGACCCATCAATGCGCTCAGGCCGCTCGTATCCGAAGCACCCATCGAGCTCATAACGGCATCGGTCGAGCCCGTCACGCCCGTCGCCGTAAAGCCGAAGTCGCCCGCGAACGCACCACCGCTGCCCAACCCTTTCAATAACCCGCCAAGCGCATCGCCGGCCCCGCCACCGGCCCCGCCGCCGATCATCGTTCCCACCGTCATCGTAGCCACCGTCGCCGTCGCGGCCGATATCGTCGAGGCGTTTTGCATGGCCGTTTGAATCTGGCCCACACTCATGGCGCCGGTCGTCGTGCCGAATCCCTTCGTGAGCTTCATCATGTTCTCGAGCGCATCGCCCGGCAAAGCGCTCGCGGCGCCTGCTGCGACGTCCGTGTGCGAGGAAAAGAACTTTGAGAACAGGCCGCCCATCGATGACAGGTTTTCGACGAGCTTCGACGTGAGCGAGCGATCGACCGCGCGCGTGATGTCCATAAAAATGTCATCGGCGAGCTTTTGAAAACTCACATGGCCGGTATGCGTGAGCTCCGTCAATCCGCTCTCCATGCTGTGCAGTGATTGCGTGACGGCCTCTTGCGCCTGCGCGGCGGCGTCGCGCGAGGCGTCGACGTAGTTCGCAAACGCGGCGGCGGCGCCGTTTTTCCAGTCCTCTTGCTTTTCCTTTAGCGCGGTGTAGTAGGCGTCGTAATCCGCCAACGATTGATTCAGGCCCGCCTTAATGTCGGCGGACGCCTGTTGATACTCGGCCCCGCCGATCAATTCCTTCGGCGTCGCCTTGTCTAGTTGCTCCTGGAGCCGCTGATATTCCGCGTAGATCGCCTTGGTCGCCTGCACGCGCTTCAATGCCTCGGAGCCCATGCCGAACGTTTCAAGCTGGCGCCCATACTGCTCGGCCTGCCCCTTCTGATAGCTCGCTATGCTCGCGTCGATTTGCTTCGAACGCTCCTGTAGCTTCTCGATGTTTTCGCGGTGCTTGACTTCTTTTTCGAGCTCGACGTTCGTTTGCAGTTGAGCGCGGATTTGGCCTTGATGCGCAATGAGGCTTTGTTGCTCGGCGGTGAGCGTCTTGCCTTTCCAGTCCGCGACCTGCTGGTTAAATTTCGCGAGCTCTTTTTGCGCCTCGTTGAGCTTTTCCGTCGTCGACAGTTGCAGGCGCAGTTCTGCGGCCTGATCGCGCAATTGCTGCAAGAACCGTGTCGCGGCGTCGTCCTTATAGGCCTTCTGGTGCGTCTTCGGGTCTTTGAATCGATCGGCGATTTTCTGCTCGTCGGCCAATTGTTGGTCCAGGCTCAGGCCGAGCGGACCCGCGATCGTATCGAGATACTTTTGAATTTCCCGGTCGCGCTTCTCGGCCGGCGTCGCGAACTGTTGATTGAAGGCCTCGTAAGCATGCTTGGCATTGATGCGTTGTTCCTGCTCGCGCTCATGCGCCGCTTTGTCGCTTGCCGCCTTCTCGGCGGCGCGTTGCTTGCCGATGGCATCTTGCAATTCCCTCTCGTCGTTCGCATCCCATTGTCCGATGGGTAGCCGGGCTTTCTTGTTCGCCTGCAAGCGCGCGACAATCTCGCCCGGCGTCGCATCGGCGCCGAAGTGCCCGAGCGCTTGAATCGCGCCGTCGATCATACCCTTGATGCCACGCCAGCCTTCGAGAATGATGCCCTCGTTCTTCGCAATATCCTGGGTGCGATCGTCCATCGCTTTCGAGAACGCCTCGACGGCTACCTGGGCCGCGCCCGTGGCATCGCCTTGCTTCTCGAGCGCGACGATCTGGTCGTACGTTGCCTCGGTCAGATAGTGATATTGCTCATTCAGCTTGAACGATGCCTTCACGGGCTCATCGGCGAGCCGCGTGAAATCCTCGACCATCTGTTTGACCGATACGCTCGTATAGGTCGCCACGTCGGCGGTCGTCTTGCCGAGCTTCGCAATCTCATCGCCCGTCAAGCGGCCCCTTGCGGCGAGCTCAGTGATCGCCTCGGCGGCAACGCTGTAGGTCGCGCCGTTCGCCGTCGCCGCGCTCGCCATATTGCGCAGTTGATCCGCCGTGACGCCGGCATAGTCGCCGGTCAGGGCGAGCGCTTCGTTCATTTTCTCGTTCTGCTCTGCGACCCGGAGCATCGCCGCGCCTACGGCAATGAATGCAATCGATACCGGGTTGAGCAGCAGATCGAGTGCGCCTGCGAGCGAGAGGAACCGCGTGAATGAGCCGGCCAGACGCGTAAAGTTGCCTGAACCGGCCTCTCGCCCCATCACGAGCAATTCGCTCGTCACGCCCGATGTTGCGCCGTGCGCAGCTTTGGCTGCGACGGCTTCCTTTGTATAGGCGGCGGCCATTTCCTCGCCGAGCGCGATTTGCCGCTTTCGGAGCTCGACTTCCGTCGCAATCGCCCTGATCTGCGCGACTTCGGCCTCGGTCATGCCGGCCATTTCGGCGTCATAGACGGCCATCTGCGCTGACGTGGCGGTGAGCGCCGTCAATTGGCGCCCGAGCGCTTCCGTTACCTTGGCGGCGCCCTCACTGATCGTCGTGGACGCGATCTTGGCTTGCGCAGCCACGGCTTCCTGCGATGCGGCGACGGCCTTGGACGAAGCGAGAAGGCCCGCGTTTGCGCGTTCGGCGGCGGTCGCGGCGGCAGAGACCTCGGCCACGCTCTCGGCGTAGCGGGTCGCCGCTACGCTCTGGTCGGTCATCGCGGCCGACGCGGCGAGCGACGCTTCGACCATCGCTGTAATGCGCGTCGTCGCCTGCTCTTCGGTTTCCGCCATGACGAGCGCGCCCGCGCCCGCGCCGCGCATCGCCGCTTCCATCTGCGCGACCTTCTCGATAAACGGCTGCGCGGTGCCTGCCACGCCGAGCGTCGCGGCCTGCATCGAAAGGAGCTCGGACTTTGTCTTGCCGTAGGTATTCGAGAGTTTGTCGAGTTGCGAAATAAAGGCCGTGATCTGGCGCGCGTTCGCCTGACTGCCATTCGCGACCGCCTCATCAATCGCCTTTTGGGCGAGCTCGGTGCGCGCCGCCGCGCGTTCTTGCGAGGCAAGAAAGGCCTCTGCGCTGCGCTTGGCGCGCTCCATGCCGGCCTCATAGCCGGTCGCGTCGACGGTCACGCGGACAATGGTCTCGTCACTCACGATTCATTTCCTTGATCTTCGTCTCAATCACGCCGTCGATGGCGTGTTTCACGTCGGCCTTCTTTGCCTCGTACGATGGCCGAAGGAACGGCCGTGCGGCCATTTTCGACGTCCCGTATTCAATAAACCGGCCATAGAACGCCTCTCTCGTCCAGGTCACGATGTACGATGCGATCCGGCCCGTGACGGAAACTTGTTTGTCGTAGGCGACGATGAGGTGATCGCGCAAAAATCCGGGGTAGTACTGCACGCCGTATCGCGTCCAGGTCGCGCCCGACGCGGCGCCCTCGAATGCGCCCGCGTAGACCGGCGCGCGCAGTTTGGCCTCATATAGAACCTCGCGCGCTCCGGCGACGGCCGCTTGCCGCAGAGTCGACTCACTGGCAATGTCACTGAGCGCGCGTAGCTTCGCCGTTAGCGCGTCAGGGTTGGCGACGACGACATTCTTAACCATCGCGATTGGGAAACATCTTTGCAAATAGCAACGCTGACTGCGCGTCGGGATCATCGAGCAGAATCGGCTCGTCTGGCTCGTTCGTGTCGTGCATCTCGTTCCATGTCATGAAGTCGAGCGCACCGAAAGGCTCCCTTCGCACCTTTTCATTGCGATTGATGTTTGCGAGCATCGATGCAATAGTCCCGGCTCGCAGGTCGTCGTAATGACCGCCCCGGCGATCCAGTTGATACGAAGCCATATATTCGACGAACTCCGAGCTCGTCACGCGTTCCTGCAACTCTCGAATCGGGATGCCGAAATCAATGCTCAGGCGCAGCCAGAATCGCCGCTCGGTGCGGCGGCGGAGTTTTTTGCCGCGTCCTCCGTCGCACTCGCCTGCAAGCCGTTGATGCGCACCGCGACTGCCACGATGCGATCGAGCGCGGCGGTGCTCTGTGCGCGCAGGCTTTCGATGTCCGCCTCATCCAATACCGGCGCACCGGACTCGTCGACGACCGTCGCAAGCAATAGGGCGGCCTGTGACTCGCTGATCGGCATCGCCTTGTTCGCCTCTTTCTTGGCGTAAAAGGCATCGCGCGCATGGCCTGACATTTCCGACACAATGACCGAAACGCCTTCGCCCCATTCGGGCACGTCAACGGATTCGGTTTTCAGGCGCGCGGCGCCAAGAATGGCGCCCTTATTGTCTTTCGAGAAGATCGGCACGGTCAGCCCCTTTACGCGTAGGTCACGGCGCCGGTAATGCGGATTTGCACGCCGCCGGTCTTCAAAATTTGATCGACGCCGCCATCGAGCGGGCTGTTCTTCACGTAGCCGCTAAACGTGGCGGTTTTCCCATTCGGCGCGACGAGTTTGAAACTCTTCAACGTGCCCGACGCCTTTGCCGCATCGCAGGCCACCTGACCGGGGTCCGAGAAGTCCTTATTCACGTCAAACGTGAAGTGGCCGAAATCCTGCAAGCCGAGCAGGAATTCCTTCGCAGTGCTCGACAGGTCGGTTTTGTCAATCTCGCTCGCCTGCCCATCGAAGCCCTTGAAACTGACGACGTTCGCGATCGGCGTCCAGGACGTCGGCGTGGCCGTGCCACCCGACGTGTAGGCACTTCCACCGGTCGTATCGATCGCCACGGCGAATGTATTCGTCGTCACGTTCGTCACGACAGCGGTCTGCCCATTGAGCGTCGTATTGCCACCCAGGGCCGCGAACGTCACCACGTCGCCATTCGAGAAGCCATGTGCGGCCGAAGTGACGATGGTCGGAAATCCGAGCGCGAGCCCGGTAACGTTCTTGGCGGTGCCGGCCGAGCCAGCGATCGAAAACGTCGTGCCTTGCGCCGAAATCGCGGTGCTAGTCATGTCATACCTCACACAATGAAAGACCCGCTGACGCGGGCGAAGGGGTTAGTTGTTCCACCAAATCGAGAAGTCGAGCCGGGAGCCATAGAGCTTCGTGTCGAATTCCCATGTACTGACCGGGGCGCCCCGACTTGTCGCGAAGATCGGTGCGGGCGTGAGCGCCGCGATGACGCCTTGTATGAGGCTGACCGCCGTTAGCCGGTCATCGGCCCATACGGATACCTGCACGCGCGCGTTTTGCAGGTTGTCCGTGTTGCTCATATAGTTCGTCGATTCCCCCCCCACCGCCTGAAAGACGATGAACGGACGCGCCGCGCCGAGCGGAGCCACATCGGGATAGACGCTGCCCGATGCGAGCGTCTTGATTGCGTTGTAGACGATGTCTTCCGCCGAGTTAGCCATTATTCAAGCCCTCGCGCGCATTAATCACGATCGTGTGATTGCCTTCGTCGACATTCTCGGTGCCGAGCACCTCGAAAACCCGGCCCGCATAGACGATGCGATAGGCCGCCGCAACGCGCGTATCGGCAAAGATCGTGTCATATCGGACCGTGATTTGATGCGTCACGTCGGTGACGACGAGACCGGCGATGCCGCGCTTTACCGCACTGAGCGCCTCGATGCCCGCATAGACGTTCTTGATCGTCGTCCACGTGTTGACGGGTTGCCCGATGGCGTCGCGTGTCGTCGATCGCTGTTGCACTTCGACATCGCGGTCCAGTTGACCGGCGCGAACAGGGGCGGTCATGGCAGACTCGTCAGATACGGCCAGAGCAGGCTGTCGACGTAGGGCAATTCCTCAATCTTGCCGCGATTCATGAGCGCGACTTCTTCGCGGTTCTGATACATCGAGCCCACGCGCAGGCAAATCCATTGCCGAATGCCGGACGGCACGACGCCGATGAAGTTTTGATCGGTTCCGCCGTCCGTGAACGTGAGCGCATTGCCGTCGAGGTCCGAAAACGTATAGACGCTCCCCGCCGCGCTCGCGACGAGATAGGGCGTATCCTCGGCGAGCGGCGCCGGCAATGCGCCCGCGCCCGCGTTGTAAAACGAAACCGTATCGCCGATCGCCCATGTAACCGGGCCGTTGACCCTGATCGAGCCCGCCGCCTGATTGACGACCGAGAACGGCGACGCATAGCCCGCGTCGTAATCGATCCAGACTGCCGCGATCTGTGGCAAGGGAATCGGCCAGATTTTTCCGAATTGAAGCGCCACGATGCCGGGCGTGAGCGCTTTGTTGACCGTATAAAGCGACGGGTCAACCGTTGCCTGATTGCCGCCCATGTCGAGGTATTGAATCTGCACCACGTCGACGAGCGGCGAATGCGGCAGGCGCACCGAAAAGCCGGGGTCGTTCACGAGCTCGGCGAATGGCAACGGCGTGCCAATGCCGGCCATCGGGAATTTATCGAGGATGAGCCGATAGCGTGCGTGCAAGCACTGTTGCCGCGTGCGCGACTCGGCCGCGACGCGCGCTGCACCGATCAACATGCGTAAGACTGAATCTTGCACGGTCGAGGTTTCGCGCACGAACGCCTTGACGAAATCCAGGCTGACCGGCTCGCCGATCGGGCTTTGCAGGACGATTTCAGGCATAAAAAAACCGGGGCGACGGGTTCGTGACCCTTAGCCCCGGCCCTCCGTTGCCGCTGGCGGCGTGAGCGTTACCCGACAATCTGGGCGACGCTTGCGGCATTGAAGTCTGACGCGGGGGCAAAACGCGGCAGGAAACCGAGCAACGCGGCCGACGTCAGACTCGCGGCGGTGCCCACCGTGACCGACAGTTGGATGAAGCCAAACCCGCCGTTCGTATCCAACTGTTGCGCGTCCAGGTTGATTTCGGCCTGCACGGTATCGCCGGTCGCCTTGACGATTTGCGTGATCGCCGCGCCCGTGATGTCCTTCGCCCCGGTGCCCGTGGCGTCGGTTGCCTGCTGAATCTTCGCATCGACGGTTGCCGCCGTGCCGAGCACGCCGGTCTGGATCAGAGCGAGAAACTTCTGGAAACTCGCGACGCTCACCCAGCCGGTCGTCGCCGCGCCTGCGCCCTGGCTCGACGGCGAGACGACGCCGAGCAACGCAACCTGTTCGGTTGCCTTTACATTCATCGGAAACATGGTTTTTCCTTTGAAAATGCGTTGAATGATCCATCGGACCCGCTCCGAGCCGAGTGCCCGGAGCCGGTTGCTCCGAAAGGCTTCCATTACCGTGCGGCGAGCGTGACGAACGGCGAACGCGTATTCGTGCTCTTCGGCGGTTGAATCGCGTTTTCGAGCTTCGGTGCACCGTCGACCCGGAACGTCGTGCGGAACGCCGTGGCGTCAGCATCGAAATACAGGTGCATGCTCGTGGCCGTCTGCACGCCGCCGCGACTCGTAATGGACTGGTAGTAGTCCAGATCGAGCAACGAAATATCCGATTGCGTCGACACGGCCGCAGCGTGCTCGCTCGTCACGATGGGGCGCCCCTTCAACATGCCGTAAGGCGAAGCGGCCATGGCACGTTCGCCACCGCCCACCGGCATGTAGATCGGGTACTGACCGAGCGTGAGCACGTCGAGCAGGGGCAACACGTCCGGGTTTATCAGCCAGAACGAGCGGCCATAGGAGCCGGCCGGCAAACGCGACACCATCTTGATAATGTTCTTCGGGTCGAGCGTCATCGTGGCCTGCCCGGTCTCCTTCGCCACGACGACGAGCGCCTTGCTGTTCATGACGCCCCACGGTTGACCCGCGCCCGTACCGAAAAGAATCGCTTCGTCGGTCTTCCAACGGATCGATGCGGCGGTCTTCTTCGGCAGGTAGGCCGTCAGTGCACTCGTGTCTTCGAGCAATTCGTCCGTGACCGGCACCAACGCCATCAGCTTGTGCAGGCGGCGGGTTGCGACGCCGAGTTTCGGTTTCGTGGCGGTCGCCTGACTGGCTTCCTGTTGCCAGTAGGCGCGCACGCCGTCCGTGCCCCACGGCGTGGTTTCGTCCTTCGGGAAAACCATCGAATTGCCCGTGATCGGCGTCGTATCGGTGCGCGGCAGCAGCGCGTCCTCTTCGAGCGAGAGCGTGAAAATCTCGCTCGAAAACTCCGGCGGCACGAGAAAACCGCCGTCCTGGCCACCGGCTTCGTTGGCGTAGGTCGAGGGAGCCGCCGCGCCGATGGCGAGGCGCTCATCGAGGCGTCCGCTTTGCATCGCGCCCGCGCGCACGGCCGAGGCGAATTCGCCGAACGTGTTCCAACCGCGGCGCGGATCGAGCAGCCGGTTTTCGGACACCTCGATACGCGCATCGTCGGGGATTTGCACGCTCGATGCGGTTTCGTTCGCGGCGACGAGCTCTTCGCGTTCGATCTGCGCATTCAGTGCTTCGACTTGGGCTCGAAGGCTTTCGAACTCGGCGGATTGCTCGGCGGTCATGTCGCCCGCATCGCTCGCTTGTGCGGCCGAGAGCATTTCGCGCATTTGCGCGACGAGCTTCGCCTTGCGCTGTTGAAGCGCACGGATTTGCTTGTTCATTTGTGATGCTCCATTTTTAAGACGTGCCACGTCCTACGGTCGATGGACCGCATCGCTCATGCGTTGCATTGGAACGGGTTGAGCGCGGGCGCCCGCGTGCTTAGGCGTCCAACAAATCGATTTGGCGTTGCAAAAGCGCAGCGCGCGAGGATTTCGGGGTTTGGGCTTGCGTGCCGCCCTGGCCGATGGTCTTTGCCAGTTTGCGCACGACTTCATCGAACGTCGCGATGCCATCGACCATGTTTTCGGCCTTCGCGGCGTTCGCGCTCAGTACGCGACCTTCGCCCATGCCGTCGCGCACGCTCGCCACGTCGACGCCGCGATTCTTGGCAATGCCACGCGTGAAGGCGCCGTAATAGGCATCGATGCGCGTTTTCATCGCGGCGCGCGCCTCGTCCGAGAGCGGCCCGAACGGGTTGCCTTCGGTTTTGTACTTGCCGGCCGAGATCAGGGTCGTTTCGACGCCTTCTTTTTCAAGCGCTTTGGCGAGGTTTTGGTGAGCCGCAAAGACGCCGATTGAGCCGGCTTCGCCCCCAGGGGTGACGAAGAATTCGCTTGCACTGCTGGCGATCCAATAGGCCGCGCTCGCCGCGACAGAGTTGGCGATAGCGTAAATGGGTTTCTGACTTCGGGCCTGATAGATTTCATTGGCGAGCTCCATGACGCCGTAGACGCTGCCCCCCGGCGAGTCGACGTCCATCAAAATGCCGCCGATCGAGTCATCGGCGAGCGCCGCGCGAAACGCCTGCGTGTAGCGTTGGATACTCATGAGCCCTGTTCCGCTCACGTCTTCCATGGGCGAGGTGCGTTGTGCGCTGATCCCGTAGAACGGCAACACGGCGATTGCGCCGCTTCCGGCGCGCGCCGCCTCGCCGCGCCGCGCCTCGATCTGTATGGCGTCCGCGTGCACTTGCGCCATGACTTCGGGCGCCGCCTCGCGTTCGACGGCCCATCGCGCAATGACGGAGCACATGGCCGCGAGCCGCTCCGGCAAGATGGCCCAAGGGGTCGACAGGAATTCGCAAATCAATAGCGCGTGTTTCATAGTGCACCCTCTAACGCAAGTTGTGTCAGCCGCATGCGGGCACTGTCCTCGAACAATTGAGCATCGAGCGACGGCCCTTGTGTCTGAATGAAATCGAGCCGTTGCGTGCAATACGCCAGTGCCTCGTCACGCGATACCGATAGCGCCTGCGCGACGAACATCACGTGTTTTTCATAGGCTTCGAGCAGCGCGGCGCCGCGATCGGGGCAACGCAACGCGCATTGCACCATCGCGGTTTCCTTGCGCGCGATGCGCTCGGCCACGGTCGACGCAATCGCGAAAAACCGCATATCGCCGGCTTCCGTCGAGGCTTTGCCGGGCGGCGGCGGGGGCTTCGGCGCCCCCGGTGGCGTCGGATTGGCCGGCGCTTGCTTGCCCGGCTGAGGCGGCGGCGCAACGGGCGGCGCGGGCTTGTCCGCATCCTCTTCGGCCTCGCTTTCTTCAACCATGTTTAGCGGGCGTAGCGGCTCGTCGAGCCCGTCAATCGGGTTCAAACCCTCGGCCTTGCGCGCCTCGTTGCGCACCATCCACCCGTCGAGAATGCCGTTGTGGTAGTACATGGCGCGCGCCGCCGCATCGCCGCGCAAAAGCGCCGTGACGTTGAATTCGACGTTGAGCGCGTCATCGGGCTCCAGGAACGCATAGCGAATCGCCTCTTCCCAGCGCACGAGCCAAGGCATGAGCGTGAAATTCACGAATTCGAGCGATTGCTGCTCGATGTTCGAGAACGTCGCCTTTTCCAAGTCGCCGATCAGGTGCGGCGGGATGCGAAACAGGCGCGCGATTTCCGCAACGCTGAACTTACGCGTTTCGAGATATTGCGCATCCTGATTCGTGACGGAAATCTGGTGATACTTCATGCCCAATTCGAGCACGGCGGTTTTGTGCCGATGCCGGCCGGTCTGCGTGGCCTGAAACTGTTCGCGAAAGCGCCGTTTCTGGTCGTCGTCTTTGAACTGGCCGGGGTACTCGATCCAGCCGCCCGGCGTCGCGTCGTTCTGGAAATACCGCATGCCGTAGTCTTGCGCGGCAAGACCCGTCGTGACCGCTTCGCGCGCGGCCTGGATCGGGTTGTAGCCGACGATGCCATCGCCCGACAGACCGCGAAGGTGGAACATCGCGCCGCGATTGAGGATCGTTTCCGTCTGATCGCGATTGCGCACGCGATAGCGCCAATTCGTGTCCGACAGCGGCTCGATCGTCACGCGATCAGGATGGTACGGAATCAGGTCGGTAACGACACCGGCGCCGTTGCTCACGATGCGCGCGAACGCGTTGCCGCGCAACGCGACGTGCGCCTGCATCATTTCGCGAAATTCGAGCGGATTTTGAAAGTCGTTCGGCCGCACCGCGAGTAGCTTGTAGAGCCAATGCGACTTGTTCGGCTTTTTCGCGCCGGTCTCCGATTCGGTATAGAGCACAAACGGGAGCATCGAGACCGACTCGGCGAGCACGCGCACGCAGGCATAAACGGCCGTCAGGCGCATCGCCGCGTCCGACGTGACGGTATAGGGCGTGCCCTTGAACGGCACCGACGTAAACCAGAAGTCGCCCCAGGGCGAGCGGTCGCCGTTGTCATCGGCATCGGCTCGAATACGCAAGAACATCAGCGGCCCCTCGTTGCCACGAAGGCGGTTACGACGTTGAGCACGAGCACCAAGGCACCCACGACGATCAATGCACGCGGCACCCCGTCGGACAGGCCGACGCCGACGCCGATGAGCGTGACGCCAGCGATGAGCGTGAGGTTCCACACAAGCGCGTTCATAGGACGGTCAACGAATAGTTGTCGGGCATGGTCGGAAAGAGCTCTGCATTGGCGATGGCACGGCCCACGCCCATGATGATCGCGACGGGGCCATCGATTTTTTGCTCCGGTTTGTCCTTTCGGGGATAGATGTTTTCCTTCGCGTCTTCTTTCGCGACGACATTGCTCATCATCCAGGCGAGCACGGGGTTGCCGTCATGGTGAAAGCGGCTCGATTTCACGGCTGCCATGACTTCCTTCATCGGCGGGCTCATGTTCTGCACGGTTTGCCGGTATTCGACGACCGTCGCGCCATCCTTCGCGAGTTGGTGCGCGAGTTGCGTCGCGCGCCACGGGTCGTAGACGACTTCCGTTACGCGAAAGCGCGACGAATCCGCGCGCACGTCTTCGCGAATGATGTCGAAGTCGATTTCGGCGCCTTCCGTCGCGATCAAATGACCCTGAATCACCCATTTGCGATAGACGGCCTGATTCGTTTTGTTCTCTTCGATCGCTTCTTCGGGCAAGTAGTAGCGGCCGAACGCGTAGTAATGGTCCTGGCCGTTCATCTGGCGCTTGAATAGCTGCACATTGGCGCAAATGTCGTTCTTGCTCGCGAGGTCGAGGATGACCCAACACTCTTGACCGGCGAATTCCTCGATCGTCAGGCCCGGATCGGCGCACATGGCCCACTGTTGCATGTTCATCCAGGCATTGCGCGCGGAGCACCATACGTTCAGGTGCTTCGTCTTGAACCGGTTCTGCTCGATCGGGTTCATCGTCGCGCGCCGTTGCTGCGCGGCGAGAAAGTCGCCGTCGACCGAGACGCCAAAATTCGGGTTCGCCTTGCGCAACACGCGCGGATCGGCCCAATCGTCGGCTTCGTCGATCGTGTAGATGATCCCGAAGAGCTCGTCATTCTCGATGAGCCCGTCGAGCAGCTTCGTCACTTCGAGGTGCTTGTCGTAGCACGGCCCCGCGAGGTTATAGCCGGCCGTCGTGATGATAACGATCAACGGTTGCTCGCGTGCGCCCATGCCGGTCTGCATCGTATCGAGCAGGTCCGGCGTGTCGTGCTCGTGGAACTCGTCGATGAGCGCGCATGACGGGCTTGCACCGTCGCCGGGCTTGCCGATGATCGGCTCCATCTTCGAGCCGTCGAGCGGTCGCGCGAGCGACTTGGCCCAAACCTCGATGCCGGCCGCGTCGCGCAGCCCAGGCGTGCGCTCGATCATCTGCCGCGCCGGACCGAACACTTCCCAGGCCTGCTTTTCGGTCGTCGCGCCGCTATACACCTCGGCGCCGGCTTCGTCGTCAGCGATCAGCATGTAAAGCCCGATGCCGGCGCCGAACTGGCTTTTGCCGTTCTTACGCGGCAACTCGGCATAGAGCTCGCGAAAGCGCCGCATACCGTTTTTTTTTGCGCTTCCATCCGAATATGCAAATGAGAATGAAGCATTCCCACGGTTCGAGGTGTAGGCGCTCGCCGCGCTTGGCCCATTGGCCTTTCGTGTGCGGCAAGAGCTCAACGAACTCGCAGGCACGCTCTGCCGCGTCCTGATCGAAGTAATACGGGTAGTCCTTTGCACGCGCCGCTTTCAAGTCGTCCAAGTGGCGCGCGCAGGCCCCACGCACCCATTTGCACGCGGGCACCGCGCCACCCAGGACGGCGCGCGCGTAGTAATTCGCCGCCGTGACATGTGGATGGCGCATACATCAGCGTTTGCCGACAAACTTCGCATACTGCGCGGTCGGGTCGGGCTTCTTCACGGTGACGCGCGAGCGACTCGACGGCGTCATGCCGAACTCGGCGAGCATGCGGGTCATCTGCGCGTATGCCTGATTGGCGACTTGCAGGTACGGCGACGGAATCGGATAGCCGTGCGCGCTCTTCACGACCGCGCCGAGCTTGACGACCTTTTCGTTGGCGTCATGCCAGCGGGCGAACGCTTCGCAATACAGGCCGAGTGCCGTTACATCGAGCACGGTGAGTAGTCCCGCCGCATGCAATTGCTCGGCGATCATCGGCCAATACTTCTCGGCGTTGGCCGAGAGCCATCCGGGCGGCGCATTGGGCGGCGCGCTCGCCGGGGTCGGCTCCGCGTCGTTGATCGCGCGCTTGCCTGGATTGCCGCGTACCAATTTCAACGCGGTAGGGGTTGGTTTCGCACCACGCATTTTCTAACCTCACTTGCATGCGCCATGTCCAACAGTTCAACGATAGCGATTGCGGTATTGCCGTTCTCGCCATGCTCGCCGGTTGTCCATACGGCGCCGTAACTCACGCCTTTCCCGATGCCACTCATCACGGTCTGTATGTGCGGGAAATGGCCGCGATGCTCTCGACGTTGACCGGGCGTGCATGGTCCGAGGTGCGTGGCCAGCGTCACCCGGCGCTCACGTGCGCGAGACTGCCGCGCCGCGCATGCGCCGCGATCATCGGCCAGCCGTCCTGGCGATACGGGCATTGGGTCGCGCTCGAATGCGGCATCGTTTACGATCCGAATTTCGATCGACCGATCGAGCTCGCCGACTACCCGCGTCAGCATTGGCGCGTCCTGCGTGTCGTGCGTTAGCGCCGCCGACCACGCGCCGCCGCCTTTTTGGCCGGGGCACTCGTGCGCGATGCGGTTTTTTTCGCCGCCGCCGCGCTCTTTTTCGGCGCCGCGCCGCGCCCGCCATTCATGATCCGGTTGCCGCGCTTGTCGAATTTCGCAAACTTGCCCGTGCCGCCTTTCTTCGAGCTCGTCGCGCCGCCACCGCCGCCGCATCCGTAGAGCTCGTCGACGAGCACACCCGTGATTTCATTCATTTCCAGCCTCCATCACTTTGCGACGCTTGGCGACGCGGTTTTCGACAAACACGGTTCGATCGGCGATGCCGAGTGATTCGACGATCTGACGCGCGGACGTGAAGCCATAGACGAGCACCCTTTCGGGTTGCAGGCGATCGAGCGCGAGCGCAAGGCCGCGCCGCGCGCGGTCGATCTCAACCGGCTCATTGAGCGTTTGCAATTGCACCGAGATAGCCGGCGCTCCGGTCGGGATGCCCAGAAAGCAAAACTCGTAACTCGCCTCGGACGACCAATTGACATCGGGAATAACCGCGATGCCGGCCTCTTGGCAGTAACGACCTATCCATCGGCTTCGGTACGTGTTCCATAGTTGGACCGCGAGCGCCTGGTTAGCCCATAACGAATAGTTCGGCGACAGCGCCACACGGCATCCGAGGTTGAGCATGCGCCCGACATACTCGCTCGGCCGCTCCCACAGGCATTCGAAGCGTGCGTCGTCGGTGTAAAAGCCGATCATCAACCGGTCGTGCGGAATGCCGCGCAGCGAGTCGCTACGCCATTGCCAGAGCCAATACGATTCGCCGTCGTCGGGCGTCGCGTCGCGCCCGGCCCACGAATCCAGGTGCGCAGGAATGTCGCCGAGCAGATCGCGCCGCAACTCCGGAATGTTCCAAGGCAGCGCGCTTTCGAACGCCATGTCGTCTTTGAGCGCGTGCGCGCCGGGCAATTCGGGCGAAACGTCTTCGATCTTTTCGGGCGTCTCGTCGACCATGAGCGCGGCGAGCTCGTCATCGTTGAACCCGGTCAGGTGGATATCGAAGTCCGCCGCCTCGAGCTCACGCAGTTCGAGCATCAGCATTTCCCGATCCCATCCGGCATGTTCGGCCAGTTTGTTATCCGCGATCCGGTAGGCGCGTTTCTGGGCGTCGGTCCATCCGTGCGCGGTCATGACCGGCGCTTCGGCCCATTGCAGCAGTTGCGCGGCGAGCACTCGGCCATGGCCGGCGATGATCGTGCCTTCGTCGTCGACGAGCACCGGATTCGTCCATCCCCACTCGCGCATCGACGCGGCGATTTCCGCGACTTGCGCCGCCGTGTGCGTGCGCGAATTGCTCGCATACGGAATCAGCCGGTCCAGGGGCCACCGCTCGACGCGATCGGCCGGCCATTCCGGCGATTTGGACCGTTTCATATGACTTTTAGGGGGTCAGTAATTCTGCGGCGGCGAAAATTGGCCGCGAGCCACGGTCGCGGCGACCGATCCGCCAGAGATTCGACCCCCCCTTCCCGCCCCGAAACGCCCCGGCGAGGCCTGGAATCGGGCGCCTGCGCCGCTCGCGCGGACTCGCCGGAGTCGCGGACCGTCCAGGGGCGCGAGCCCGTCTCAGGCCGTCCTGACGCGTTCTCGCGGGTATCGGCATGGATGCGGGGTTGCCTAGGGGGCGTCGACACGGCCGGGACGGTTGCCGAACCCGCCGTTCTCGCGCGCCGTCTTTCGGTCGTGGCACGGTTTCGACATCGCCTGCCAATTCGATTGGTCCCAGAAGAGCCGTTTGTCACCACGGTGCGGGACGATATGGTCGACGACCGATGCCGGCATGAGGCGACCGGCGCCCCGGCACTCAGCGCATTCGCACAAGGGGTGCGCACGCAGATAAACCTCGCGGGCATTGCGCCAGCGATGCGTATAGCCGCGTTCGTTGGAGTTGCCCCGCCGTTCATCCACGTCGCGACGGCGCGCGGCAAGGTGCGTCGGACATAGACCGTGTTTGTCTCGCACGAGCGCGCCGCACCCAGGATGCCGGCACGGGCGCAACGGATGAGCGGGCATTGCCTAGCACCTCAGAAGCGGATGCATGGGGAAGGTGTACCAAAGCAACGCCAAGAGCACGAGCAGGCAAATCACAATGGCGACGATGCGTGCGATCTGTGCGAACGGCGCGGGCAGCGGGAGAAGCGTGACGATGTAATAGAGCAACCCGAGGATGAGCACCGCAACCAGGATTTGAATGAGCGCGCCAATCATCACGGCACCTGTCAGCCTTGCGCGGCCGGCGTCGACTCATCGGCGGCACGTGGAACGTAATAGACGCCGACACTGAGATTCATGCCGGTAATCGCCTCAGGCGCGACCCAACTGAGCGAACCAGAGATCGAGACGTTAATGTCGCACGCGTCGTCATCGTGCAATCCGTCAATGAACGCATGCGCGGCGGCGACTGCCGCGCTTTGGTCTTTGGCATGCACGGGCTGCACGCGCACGACTTCTTCGAACTCGGAGACAACGCGCGCCTTGGCGTCGTCCTTTGTATGGGCCGTGAATCCGAACGAGTAGCTCATGAGGGTTTCTCTCCGTATGGGCTGGAAAAAAAGAAAAGCCCGCAATGCTGAGCGGGCTTGACATGAGGCGGAATTTTCGAAATCTGGCATATTGATATGCTGTCTGTTAACGGAAGTCAAGTTTGCGCGGGTTTGAGCGACAATCCCGTCAGTACAACTGACGAGAAAAACGCATGGAAACAGATATCGCGAAGTTCGCCGCCGACGCCGACAACCCCGAATATCCGGAGCCGATCCGCGCACGCCTGCGTGTCGTCGGCGAGACGGCACAAAAGAACATCGAGGCGATCAACGCTCGCAGGCATGGTCTTGTCGAGCGCTTGACGCGCGACGCGAATGCCCTTCTGAAATCGCCGAAGTCGAAAACCGAAAAAATCTACGCGGTCTGGGCGCTGGCCGATGAGCTCTACGCGCACACGGCTAAAAACGTTGCATGCAAACGCGGATGCTCGCATTGCTGTCATATTGCCGTCGCCGTCACGCCGGACGAAGCCGAAGCCATCGGCAAACGCATCGGGCGCAAACCGCATCGCGCGCCGTTGCGCAAAAACCCAGGGGCCGGTTTCGCGTTCGGCTATCACAACCCGTGCACGTTCCTACGTAGCGGCGAGTGCTCGATCTATGCGAATCGGCCGCTCGCGTGCCGAATACATTACTCGCTCGATGTCGACGCGTTGCTTTGCGAGCTCCGTCCGCCGCAATCATCGCCCGTGCCGTTGATGAATCCATTGGATGCGAACATGCTCCTGCTATACGTCGTCCAGCCGGAGAGTGAAAACTGTCTCGCCGATATCCGGGAATTTTTCCCGCCGCGAAAACTTTGATATGCTTCGCACTGCCGATTGACAAATGTCAACGAACCCATGAGCACCGACTACGAAAAATTCGTTCCGCCCCAACTCCGACAATTGGTTGACTGCCTGATAGTGCAAGCGCGTATAAAAATCGAACTGGACGGGTTTCTTGCTCCGGTCGCATTTGTCGGCCAGTTCGATAAAGATGGGGTCGTGGCCGAGGTTGTGGCCTGCGGCGGGCTGGGCAATCTGTCGAAAGATGAGGGAACGCGTCGCGTACGAAATCTTGCGAAGGAGCACAACGCGGATTTCGTCCTGTGGATCGACGAAGCATGGATGACGCAATTTACGACCCATTCGATCGATGAGGCGCAGCGCAAGGTCGCCGAAGTCGGCGGCGAAGTGCGCGACACGCCAGGGCGCATCGACGTTGTTATGTTTGTGCTTGAAACGCACCTTGGCATTTTTGTCGCCAACCCTGTGCGTGAAGACGCGAAAGACAGCCCGGGCGGATACACATTCGGCGCCGTCGAGTTCGGCAGACCGAATCACGCAGAAGGCCAATTTGCGGGAGTGCTTCCGTCGCGCGACGCAAGGGGGCAGTGATGGAGTGGAACCTCACGTGTCCGCATTGCCACGCATTGCATGAATTCCATAGCGATCTGACGCGCCCCGGCGCGCAGCCGAAAGACGGCGACGTGTCGATTTGCATCAATTGCGGCGAGTTTGCAATTTTCGACCTGCACGAGCGTTGCCTGCGCCTGCCGACCATCGATGAGGCAAACGCACTCGATAGCGATCCGGACATGTTGCTCTATCGTCAAGTATGGCGCGAAGCGACGCGCAAGCATCCGCACTGAAAGATGGAACTCACCACCTATCGACTCGTCGAGGATGGCCGCGCGATTCAATGCCTGACGTGCGGCACGACTTCATATAACCCGAATGACGTAGCGCACAAGTACTGCGGATTCTGTCGGCGCTTTCATGACGACGCCGAAGCGGTGCATAGAGCGCTGCGTCGCCTTGATGGGGGGATCGACGAAGACATGACGCGCAAGTTTCAAAGAGGCGACGCCGTATGGATAACGTGCGGCTCGATAACCGTACTCGGTACGATCGTTCTCGCGTCAGAAAACAACGTGTCGCTCATGCTGGGTTTCGAGGCGGTCATAGAGGGACACGTTGGCGCGATGCCGGTCTTTCGCCACCAGGACGGTATATATCGCTCGATCATCAATGATGTTGCGGTCCGCATCGAGCGAACGAGAGCGCACTAAGAGACGGGATTTACGGGCGAACGCTTGACGCGGTGCGCGCCGTGCTCGCGCATATGCTCCCTGACCTCTATTGCATGCCGCGCCATGCTAGCGACGAGCCCCATATCGTCGATACATGGCTATAACCTCAGTGCGCCAATTCCGAGAATGAGAGCGCAGCGGGAGACGGTAACGGCATCCAATGCGTTGCGCTCGTTCCGTGCGCTTCCCAGGCGTGCGTGTGATGGTCGTAGCGGTCGATGTCGACATAGCGGAATTTTTCCGCGACCGTGACGAGCATGTATTCGCTCAAATGCCCGCGCATCGCGACGGGCGGTAACTTGTCGGTCGTGCGTATCCAATCGAAAGCGCTTGTCGTTTTCACGTGAAACCTCAGCCAACAGTGAGTTTCAAATCGCGCGCGGCACGATCGAGCGACCAGTTTTGCCCCGGCGCGGCCGGCGCGCGTTGCGAGTACTCGTAAAGCAAATGCCGCATGCCCGAGTCGCGATGCTTCGGGCAAAACATGGCCGTGCGATCGAAGTAGCCCGTAAACCAGTCCCAATCACGCAAGCGCGGCTCGTCACTGTCCGGCGCGACGGCGCCGCATACGAGACATCGTTGCGCGGGCTTCATGGCTTCGGCCCGAACTCGCCGCGTGCGCAACGTTCGAGCACGCGCAGGACGTAGCCAAGGTCGTGATGCGTGTTGCGCCACGACGGATTTTCGGCTTTGGGCCGCGCGCTCGCATGCGCCCGGCTGATCTGCAAAACGCGCTCGTCGGCGAGAATGGCTTGCGCGCAGGTCTGCCAATCGGGCGCGGCGGCGTTTTTGACCGTGGCCCAACGCACCGTCACGAAATCCTCGAACGCGCGTTGCGGGTCGGTGTAACGGAAACCGTCATCGCGCGTCATCTGAAAATGAATCACGTCATCCATTGTCATGCGGCACACGACGGCAGCATTGCCGTCCTTTGAAAACGGTTCGGTCCATTCAACAATTCGGGTCATTGTCCGCTCGCATAGTATTCGCGCGCCGCGACGACCGGCTCGCCGTCGCATGTGCCACGTTCGGCAAACACGTCGGTGAGTGCATCGAGCGCGCGCATTTCGAAGTGATAGAGCTTATCGTCGATCGCGTGAAAATAGTTGTGGTAATGCACGTGCGAGCGGCCGAACTGCTCGGCAATCGCGCGCAACGTGATAGGCGTCGTTTCCTTCACGTTCGCGAACACGCGCGCGACGAGCACGTCGCATTCGCCCTCGCTGAGGATGTCGAATTGCTCGCGCATCCGATTCGAGAGCGCCTTGATGGCCTCGTTGCGATCGGCACTGAATGCGAAGCGGCGCCGGCCGCTTTCCAGGTCTTCGTATTCGGTCAGCCCGTAGCGCGCGCGGATCGTCGCCGCCTCGAGCTCGGGCAGGCGTTCGACGACCGCAGCGCGAATGAGCCGGCATTGCGCATGTACCTGCTCGTTGGTCAGGCCGTTGAAGAAAACGACCTTCGGCAATAGCCGCTCGCGATCCCAAATCCGAGAGCGTCGAATGTGATCGCGCAGGATGCGCGCGCACGCCGATTCCGGCGACTTCTGGTAGGCCGGCATGCGGTATGCGATCGCGAGCGCGCACGGCACGGATGCGAAAACGCCTTCGCTCATGTCGCAAGACTCCTTTCTGCCTGCTCGATCAATCCGAGTGGATCGACATCGGCCGCGCGCGCATCCGGGTTGTGTTCGAACGCGTAGACGGCGATTTCCACGCGCGGATCGAGCGAGTAGCGCTTGAGCACGCACGCCGTGACGATCGCGACATCATCGCGATAGACAACACCGTTCATCGCGTCGCTGCACGCCTTGCCGATGTTGTCCCAATCGGGTTTGACGCGCGGCGCGAGCAGGCCGATACGCGCCTCGCGCTTGCGCCATTGCGGCCAGGACGACGGAATCGGATAGAACGCGCGCACGACGAGACAAACCGCGCCGTCGACGGGCGGGCGTCCGCGCATCGCGATCTTTGCCTCGATGGCGACGCTCTTTTCGTACTTGACCGTTTTGCGGTCGGGGTAGGTCTGCACGTACTCGCGCGCCAGATCGTCGTGCGCGATACGCGAGCGATGCCGACCCTTGCCGACCGGAATGCCGGGCACCACGAAGCTGACGATGGTTTCGAGTGACATGGCGTTAGAAGGACGTGGATTGATGGTGCAAGTAGCGATGCAATTCCTCGCTCTTGGCCTGCTCGTGCACCGCGCACGGCACGTGCCGAATGTCGCCGGCATCGAACATCAATCGCGCGGCGACATAGACATGCGCGACTTCTTTTTCGAGCCATTCGCGATTGGTCGGCCCCTTCGGCGTCATGGGGTGCGTGCTCTCGTATCCGTGCCGCAAAATCTTGCCGATCGCGTGGATCGCTTCGGCCATTTCCTCGGCGAGCAGCGCAAGACGCTCGGTTTCCGCTTCGTTCAGGCGGTTGTGATGGTGCGTTTCGACGATCATTTTTGCGACCCTCCTATGCGCTTGATGCGCACGCCGATTTGTGCGAGCAACATGGCGTCGGCCTCATCGTTGGCGACGGCCGGTAGCAGTTGCGCCCCCTGCCGTTGCGACAGGCGACCTTTCGCGATGGCGTCCTGGATCGCCTGCGCACGCCCGGCCGCATCGCGGCCCGGTGACAGGCGCCATTGCGCCTCGCGGCGTTCGCACCGTGCGAGCGTCACGACGCGGTTATAGCAATCGCGAAACGCCACACGCGCCGCGATCTGATCGCCGGCCGAGAGCAACGGCGATGCAAGGCCCCATGCAACGGCCATTTCATCGGTCCACACGACCGATTGCGTCTCGTCGCGCGGCATCATGGCCCACGCCTCGTCAGCGCTCGGGCGCCCGTCATCGAGCCGCGCAATCACGTCCGCGAGCGTCAGGATGCCCTTCACCTCGCGCCGGCAACGCGCCAAAGCGCCGAGCACCTGGGTTTCGGGATACGGCGACAGGTCGGCCGCGAACTGGCGCGCGGCGGCGGGCGAAAACACCTTGCCGCACAGTTCGGCCGTCACGGCGATGGCTTCGAGCACGCGGCTAGTGGTCATGCTTGGCCTCGTTGCGTTCGCGCTCATGCGCCTCGGCGATGAGCGGGCCGAAGGCGTTCGCGTTCGTCGCCGTGCGATCGGCCATCGCCGCCTCGGTTGCGGTCATCGGTCGTTGCGTGGCCCATTGCGTGCGCAACGCCTCGGCGTCTTGCAGCAACAGACCGACCGCATGGCAACGTTTGAGGTAGTGCGCGCTCGTGCACCGTTCGACGTAGAACCGCGCCACGGCGGGCGCTTCGCCCTTGCCGACGCGTTTGACAAAGTTCAGCATTTGCGCGTTGACCGAGGCATTTCGCACGGGTTGTGCACCGTACCGGCCAAAATATGCCTCGGAATACGCGTTCCAAGCCGGGCCCGTGTCCAGCCCCTGAGCCTTATCAGACGGGGCTTTGCGGGATTTACGCGGCGCCTTCGAATCGATCATGTTTGCGGACATGATGCGATCATGATCGGTATCATAATTTGCTCGCGCCTTATCCGGCGCGGGTTTGCGGGGCGTTTCGTTGAACAAATCGCGTTGCGTTTGCTCACAGTCCATCGTGTTTTTTAGCCGGAGCACACTGGCGAATTCGCTGCGAGCCTTATCTGGCAAGGCTTCCGGCGATTCTTCGTCGGCGCCGCAATACGCGTGTGGGCGCGCGCGTGTTAACGGCGCGGTAGCGCCGTTGCCGTTAGTCGTAGGTTTGGTTTTAGGTTTTAAGGTTTTAGGTTCTTCGTAGGTTTTAAAACCCTTTCTCGCGTGCGCGCGTATACGGCGCGGCGCTGTGTTCACTTCCGTCAACGGCTCCGCGATCATGTTTGCGGACATGATCGCATCATCTTTCGATTTATGATCGCATCTTAATTGTGTGGATGAGCGGTTCTTGGTACGGCCCGCAACGCCATGCCCGACGGGCGTTACAGCCTGTTCGAACGCTTCCTGAAAAGCCACGCCCCGGCCAAAAATCGCCGACTTCACTGCGCGGTAAATGCGACGTTTGAGCGGACAATCGGGAATCAATGACCATCCCGTACGCCACCCCAACACGTTTTTAGGCGAGCGCGGGCTATGCCGGCGAAGGGCGTTGGGCAGCCAGAGGATATGGTTGTCCCAATCGGCGACGGCCATTTTCCGGCCAAAAATCTGCGAAAAAATTTCGTCGAATTCGTCGAGGCTCCATTGCAGTGCCTCGGCGAGCGCGGCACGGCTCACCAGATAAACGCCCGGCACCATATGCGGCTGCCGCGTATGGGGGCCAGTGAGCAGATAAACCCAGAGCCCTTGACCACACGGAGGAATGCGCGAGAGCTTGATGAACTTTTCATCGGTCCACATGCGCGTTTCGACCGTGCTTGATAACACGTCTGAATGCGACTCGCCGATTTCCGCCTTGACTTTCATCCCAATGTCTCCATAGGGGCCGAAGGCGATTGCTTCGCCGCCGCGCGCGCACTCGCACGCATGCGGACGGCACGCAAGCGCCGCACGGTCTTTTCGTTGATGAGCGCGCTGAACCGAGGCAGATCGTGTTCAAGCAGGCCGGGCCAATCGAGCTCTGGACGCAGCGCGATAAAAAATCTCACAAGATGGTCCGCGATTTTTCTGCGGCCCTTCATCTGTGAGATCGCGGACGGTGAGGAATGGAGGAGTTGACGGACAGCCCGGTCGCCGCCCATCTCGATCAGAATCTTTTCCACGTTCATGGGTAAGGATTAAAGCCCGGCTATCGGGAAATGCAAGTCTGTTCATAACATTGACATCCGTGCATGATTCGACTTGAATTCGTTGCGTTCCCTCGCATCCCCATCGCACTCCGAACCTTGCGCGCTATGAGAAAGTTGCTACGGCATCGATCTTACCTTCGGCGTCTGTCGCGCCGGCAAAGGCGCGCGTGGTTCGAGCAATGGAAAAATGCGAGCCCGCGCGTGCGCATCAGCGGTGCATATTTGCCGCAACACGTCACGCGCAGTTTTACATATGTAAAGCTATGGGAATTGCCATAACGCCATGAATCGCGATCAATGGTTAGCCGAGCGGAAAAGCGGAATAGGCGGGAGCGACGTCGCTGCAATCCTGGGTTTGTCGCCCTACAAAACCCTATTCGAAGTGTGGTTAGAAAAGACGAACGCGGCGCTCGAACCGAGCGCGACCGACGAGCTCGAACGCGTGCAATTCGGCCGGCTCATGGAGGACATCATTGCTCGCGAGTATGCGCGGCGCGAAGGCGTGAAGGTCCGTCGCCGGCACGAGCTCGTGCGGCACGCGCGCTATCCGTGGATGATCGCGAACCCCGATCGCCTGATCGAGGGGCGGCGCTGCGGCCTGGAGTGCAAGAACGTCGACGCGATGGCGTTTCGCCTCGGCGATTGGGGCGAGCCCGGCACCGATCAGGCACCCGACGAATACGTTTTGCAGTGCCAGCACTACATGATCGTGCTTGACTATCCGGTTTGGCATCTGGCCGCGTGCGTCGGCGGCAATCGGCTCGTTACGTTCGTGATCGAGCGCGACGCCGAGCTCGCCGACATGCTCATCGACGCCGAGCACGACTTCTGGCAACACGTCGAAACGCGCCGCCAGCCCGATATCGATTACGGCCACCCGAGCACGCGCACCGTCCTGGCACGCCTGTATAGCGGCACCAACGGCGAGACGATCCAACTCGGCGACGATATCGCGCACTGGCACCACGTCAAAGAGCAGGCCGACCGGCTCGCCAAGCAATACGACGACGTCAGCAAGGCCGCGCGCAATCACATCATCGAGGCGATCGGGCCGGCATCGATCGGCCGATTGCCCGATGGCAGCGCATACCGGCGCAAGGTGATCGAGCGCAAGGAATATACCGTCGAGGCCGCAACCTACGTCGATTGTCGCCACGTGAAGGCAAAGGACAAGTCATGAGCAACGCTATCGAGTCGCCCTTCGGCAATACGCGCGCCGAGCTCGCGCAGACGGCCGGCGCCCGCCAGGATCAAAGCCGCGAGATTGCCGATGCGCAGGTGATGTATCTCATGGCGCAGCAGTTTCCGCGCAATCAGAAGGAATCGATGGACCGGATTCTGGATGCGTTTACGCGCTTGACCCTCGCGGAAAAGTCTCAGTATGAGTACTCGCGCGGCGGCACCGAGATTCGCGGCCCCAGCATCAAGGCGATGGAAGCGATCGCGGCCGAATGGGGCAATATCGATGTCGCATGGCGTATCCGCTCGCGTGGCATCGACGGTCGCGGTATCCCCTTTTCCGAGGTCGAGGCATGGGCGCTTGACACGCAGACGCGTACGCGCAAGCGCATCGGCTTCGTCGTCTCGCACTGGCGCGATACGAAAAAGGGCGGCTATCAATTGACCGACGAGCGCGATATCTACGAGCTCTGCGCGAACATGGCGCAACGCCGCGTGCGCGCCTGCATCGAGGCTGTCGTGCCGACCGATGTCGTCGAAGCGGCGATGGCGCAGGCAGACGTGACGCTTCAAAAGGTCGACACGAGCGCCGAAGCGATGCAAAAGATGCTCGCCGCTTTCCAACCGTTCGGCGTGACGAAGGCGCATATCGAGAAGCGCATTCAGCGCGAACTCGGTTCGATCAAGCCGACTCAGGTCGTCTCGCTCAAACGCATCTATGCGAGTCTGCGTGACGGCATGAGCGAGGCGGCCGATTGGTTCGACGTGCCGCGCGAGGCGAGCGAGCCCGAAACCGGCACCACGCCGGCCGGCGCCACAAAAGCGGAGTCGATCAAGGCGCGCATGCGCGAGCGCGGCGCCGAAGCCGCCGCACCGAAGGCGGACGCGCCGAGCCCGGAAACGCATGAGCCCGAGCACCCGGACCCAAGCGCGCACGCTGACGACGGGGCGCCGACCTATGCCGAGATTGCCGAAGCGTTCCGCGAGGCGCAGACGACCGAAGACGTTGACGCCGTGGCCGACCTGATCCGCAGTGTCCCGGACGAAGAGCAACGCGACGAGCTCAAGGCGCTATACCGTCAACGCCGCGACGAGCTCGATCCGCCGTTTAATTCAGATCCACCCCAAGAGCAGCCGTCGCGCTCGCGGGCCAGAGGACGCCGCGCCTAGGGCGGCGGGGCAAACATGGTAGGGGATGATGATGACGCGAAAGAGTGAAGCGGTGGACATGGCGAGCGAGACGGTCGCGGGCGATCTGCTCGCCGCGCTCGTGCAAGAGCTCAGGGTGTTACCCGACATTTGGCCGAAGATGCCGGAGAACGAGCAAAACGAAATCATCGACCGGTTGCGCAAGCGCGTCGGCGATAATGTGCGCGCCGCCGTGCGACTGATCGCAAGTGAGAAGCGCGTGACCGTCGCGGCCGACCTGAAAAAGGTCGTGTTCGGCGATCATATCGAGGCCGTGTTTACCATCGCCGCTCGCGACCCCGCCCGGCTCGAACTCGCCGACTCGCGCGGTCAGGCGTGCCTCGTCGTCGTGACCGATTCCGCCGCGCATATGGGCGGACTGGATGACGTCAAGGGCGATCCGGACCAACGCGATTTGCCGTTGAGCGATGGCGCCGCCGTCATTGAGCAGGCGCGGCGCCGTTCGAAGCGCAAGCCGCCCGATGCAACGGACGGCCCGGTATCTGATCCGCTGCATTAACCGACCCCGACTGCCGCACCCTGTTGGTCCCCCGACGCATTTGCGCCGTAGGGTGCGGTCTTTTTCACTCGATTCGGAGTGCGAAGCGATGAGCAGAAACGCCAAACGGCTGCGCGAGACGGTCTGCATCGACGAAGTGATGCAGGTCGATAGTTTCGAGCCGGACTATGAATCGAAGTGCCTGAACTGCGGTGAAACGCCGACGGTGCTTGGCATGAAGGACGGCAAGGTCGTTTATGAGCCCGGCATGTGCGGCATCTGTACTTGGGGCGAAGCCGATTGCATCGACCCCGCGAACTGGTGAATAGGAGGATGGAATGAACGAAACACGTTATGAGGTCGTGCTGACCGTAGCCGTCGACAACTCGGAAGCGGTCTATAACGCCGCCATAGCCAAGCATCGCGACGTTGACCCGCAAACCGCGTGCGAGGATTTCCAGGACGAAGAAGGCGAAATCAACATCGAGGCATGCCTCGGATACCTGTATGACCCCGGCGACGCGGCACCCGGCACTGAGATTGTGTCTGTCTCGTGCGAAGAGGAATGAGCTCCATGCCGATCTATAGGATAGAACTCGATGAGGTACTCACGCACGAGATACATGTCGACGCCGTTGACATGACAGAAGCGATTGCCCGCGCGCGCGAACTGTTGGCCCAGGCCAACCCGCCCACGCGCTATGTCATCGAGCGGCAGAAAGTGACAGCCGCCTGGGGCGAACGCGTCGACCTGAAACCCGGAGAAAGCAAACATGAGTGAGCATTGCCTACGCGAAGGGCTGCCCACCCTGCCGCCCGAAATGGTAAACCTGCCGATTGACGAGCGCGGCTATCCCGTGCCGTGGTTCGTCGCCTGGGTCAATGGCAAGCCCGATTTCCGCATCGCCGACACCACAAAAAAACACAGGGCCGTGCGCTTTCATCGTTGCTGGATTTGTGGCGAGCCGCTCGGCCGCTATCGCGCCTTCGTCGTCGGCCCCATGTGCGCCGTCAATCGCGTCTCGTCGGAGCCGCCGAGTCACTTGAACTGCGCCTTGTTCGCCGTGCATGCGTGCCCGTTTCTGATACTGCCGAAAGCCACGCGCCGCGACGCAAACTTTCCCGAGGGGGCCGTCGATCCGCCCGGCATTTTCCTAACCCGCAATCCGGGCGTCTCGCTTATCTGGGTCACACGCGAATACAACGTTCAGCGCGTGGATGGCGACATGCTTTTTCGCCTAGTCGGCGAGCCGCACGCGACGCTATGGTATTGCCACGGCCGGCGCGCGACACGCGAAGAGGCGCAAGCGTCGATCGATTCGGGCCTGCCATACCTGACCGAACTTGCCGCGAAAGATAACGCACTGCCCGAGCTCGCAAAGCTGGTCGCGGCCGTCGAGCCGCTTTTACCGTAGTCCCGTAGTCCCCGTAGTCCCTACCGCGCCGACTGGCGCTCTTACTGAGAGAAGAGGAATGAACGATGGCACACCCCTACATGATGACGATGAACCGCAATCGCATGAATGGCGCGCATATTGAGACGCCGGCAAGGTCGATCGTGCGCTGGACTGACGAAGAAAAACTGATCCTCGCGCGGGCCGTGCGCAAGCTACGCGTCGCCGACCCCGGCATGACGAATCTTGAAGCGGTTCGCGCCGCGCAAGAGCAATCGCTACCCGAGAACCGACAACGACCGCTCGCGCAGGAACGGCAGATTGTCGACATCATCGCGCTGATGCGCGACATAGCTATACAGGAAAAGGCCGCGCAATCCGAGCCGGCGCCGGAGCTTGCGCGCGCGGCCCATGTGACCGAGCTACGCGCCCTACTTGACGACATTCCGTTGGACCCGGCCGACCCCGATGTCCCCGCCAATCCCGAGACGCACAAAGGCCGGCCAACACTTGACGAGATACGCGCCGATCAACAGAAGATGATCGAGACAAAACTATCGGCCCCGGCGACGCCGACCAACCGCAAGGCGTTCGTTCGCTGAAACGCCGAAGAGCGCCGCAAGATAGCGATCGAGAGCAAACGTTTGCTCAATGGCTTCGAAGACATGAGCCGCCTGGAAGCAATACGCAAAGCCATCGAATATAGCTTACCCGCCGAGCGCCATCGCAGTATCGATACGATGTCGAATGTTCCCTGGATCGAGGCCGAATGGAAACAAATCGACGAGCAGGCGCGCGCCGAGCAAGACGCGCGCGGGGCGCGTGAGCATGCGGCCGAGCTCGAGCGGCACGCCGAAGCGCAACGACGAGCCACCGAAGCGGCGCGCGCCGAGGCGCAAGCGGCCAAAGCGATCGATCCCGCTTCGCTACCCTTTGACACGCTCATCGAAGCAATCGGCGTGAAGGTCGCCGGCATGCTGCTGCGCTCGATCGGTGAGCAATTACAGGATTCGATCATGCAACGCATAACCGAGGCGATCGGCCGTCTATCGGTGCCGGCCGCGCCCCTATCCGAAGGCGCCTCGCGCTTGCACACGGCGCCGCGCAACCGAAAACCGCGCGTGCTCATCGTCGGCCTGCTCAACCAGCAAGAGCAGGATATGACGAAGGCCATGGGCGAAATATTGAGCCTGGACTATGCGAAGTCCGAGCATCACACGTCGCTCGCGGACAAGGCCCGCCATGCCGATCTGGTCGTGCTCATGACGAAGTTCATTTCGCATCAACACCAAGAGATCGTCAGGCAGGTCAACGAGCACATTGTGTATCGAAATGGCGGCGTGAGCGAACTGAAACGTTGGCTCACGCAATGGATCAATGGCGAAGTCATCACGGCCACCGCCTAACTGAGAAGGCAATCAATGCATCGCAATCTGTATGTGCTCGATGGTAAAGAGCCGCGTCACGCGCGCTCGGTCATGGAATGGGGCACATGGTTCGCCACCGCTGACCGGTGCGTTGCCGCAACGCAAATCGACGACATCGTGGTATCGACCGTGTTCATTGGCATTGACCATGAATTCTCGCCGCACGGCACGCGCTATCACGGCGCACCGATGCTGTTCGAGACGGCGATCTTCGCCGCGTCGGAGGTCGTGCGCGTGTTGCGCTACCCGACGTGGGACGAAGCCGCCAAGGGGCACGCCTTTATCGTCGAGTGCATACAGGATGCCGTCCATAGGCGGCGACTCGATCCCAACCAAGCCATCGACGAAGCCCAAGAAAGATGGCTGCAACGTGGAGTTGACGAACATGGAAACGCTTCGTGAAGGATGGACCGAATACGAGCGCGAGGTTTTGCCGCCCTGCTTTTCCGATGGTTCGCGCGAGGTCGTGCGACACGCGTTCTATCACGGCGCCATCGCGCTCATGATGATCGGCAACGCATTGCGCGCGGGCGACGCGTCCGACGATCAACGGCAACGCACGTTAGAAGGTCTTATCGACGAGATTGTCGAGTTCGATGCGAGTTGCCAAATGAAGATGCTGATGCACCTACTTGCAGGGGCGACGCAACGATAGAAAGAACTCGTCATACAAATAGGTTTATCACCCATAGTAGACTGTCATTTCCTGGCGGGACTGCCCGCCCTATTGGAGAACAGGAAATGACGAAGAAAGATGAGCCGCTATGGACGCGCAATGAGGTTGCGGTCTATCTCGGCCTGACCGTAACGACGGTCAAAACGTACATGAGCAGGACGCCGGATCGTTTGCCACCGCGTGCGGCGACGACCGAGGGCGGTGTTAGATGGAAACCCGATGTAGTGCGGGCATGGGCGGCGCGACAACCCGCGCCGGCCACGACGCCGAAAGGCGGACGCCCGCGCAACGAAATCAAGCCACCGCGCAAGCGAGCGGCGCAAAGGAGCAAACCATGATCCGCTGGATCACGATCGCAAAATTCGCCGCCGAGACCGGTTATACGCAATGGGCGGTGCGGAAGAAGATTCAAAACGGGAAATGGCCCGATTCGGTTTGGCACAAAGCGCCGGACGGTCATGTCCTGATAAACCCCGAGGAGTACGAAAAATGGGTTCTCGAAGGGACGCCGGAGGAGTCAGACCGGCCAGCGCTACAACAATTGAGATCGACTTCTACTATCAGGGCCAACGGTGCAAAGAGCGGCTCTTGTGGAAACCGACCGAAGCAAATTTGAAGAAGGCGCGCGAGCGCCGGCAACGCATCATCTACGCGATAGCCGATGGCGTTTTCGACTACGCGAAGGAATTCCCCGACTCGAAACGCGCTCGCCAGTTCGTCAGGCATGAGGGCGATGTTCTCACGGTCAAAGAGTACTTAACGGATTGGCTAGAAGGCCATCGGCTCAAAATCAAAACGAGCACGGCCGAGGGCTACCGCAAGGCGGTTGAAAATCAACTCATACCCGCGTTTGGCACCAAGAACCTGACCGACCTAAAGGCGGGCGACTTCGAAACATGGCTCGCGAAGCGCGACATATCGAACAAGCGAATAGCGAACCTACTGAGCGTTGCGCGCAAGGCTCTAGCGGATGCGGTCAAGCGCGAAGTCGTAGAGGGCAATGTTCTAGACGGCTATGAATTCCGGCGTCCCGAGAAGCCGAGCGAGGATGAGGATATCGATCCTTTCACGGTCGAGGACATAAACTCGATCATAGCCGCCGCTGTCGAGCCGCAAGAGCGCAATCTATTCCAGTTCGCGTTTTGGAGTGGCCTACGGACGTCCGAACTCATCGGCCTGCGCTGGCGTGATATCGATTGGAATCGCGGCGAGGTTCGCGTTAATCGCGCCGTGACACGGGCGGCGCGCAGTGCGAAAGCCGAGGAAAGCACGAAGACGAAGGCCGGCCGGCGCGACGTGAAACTACTTGCGCCCGCGCTCGCCGCGCTCACGGCACAAAAGCCCTACTCGCTATTGCTCGAAGCCGGCGATGTTTTCCTCAATCCGCGAACCGGCAAGCCATGGTCCGGCGATCAGGTCATTCGCGCCGCCTGGGTGCGCATACTTCGGCGCGCGGGCGTGCGCTATCGGAACCCCTATCAGACCCGGCACACATACGCATCGATGATGGTATCGGCCGGCGAAAATCCAGTATGGGTCGCGAAGCAAATGGGACATACCGATTGGTCGATGATCGCGCGCATCTACGGCCGGTGGATGCCGCAGGCAGACCCCGACGCGGGCTCGCGCGCGGTATCGAAGTTTGCGGGGGAAACGGACCAAAAGGCGGACCAAAAACGGACCAAACAGAGGCAAACCAGGGCAAAAGCAGACCAAAAATTGGTCAGTGTCAAAATCTAG